TCATTTTGTAGCCTGCTCCCTTATTGCATTTGGTACGACAATCGGATCTCGATCATCGATTACTGTATACCTGGCACCTGACGGATGAATTGATGGTGCTGTCGCAACATAACCCCGCCATTTAATATCGATGCCATCTATTAACTTGCCTCTAAATACATCACCAGCATTGGCTCTGTAATATAGATGCAATCCATCGCCTGTCTTTACTGTATAAGTTGGTTCAAATTCTTTAAGTAATGAACCACCATTTCTGTAATCTATGTCAAAGACTACAAGTCCAGATTGATAACACCCAATACCAAGATTGATATTAGGATCAAAATCAAACCAGAAATTTATTAACTTCTTGTCAGTGGTTGCTGATAAGTAAGCGCGTTGGCACAAGCCAAAATGTGGATCTTTCATTTGTGGAAGTAATGGCAGTACATGCCAACCACGATCTGCTAGATCCAGTGCAGCCTGTCTAGTGTTTATGTCTGTCTTCATCTTGCTCCCTATCTGCAGGCCCTTCACCTGCTGATTAGGTAACTATGGCACTTGTCAAATAGGCCGACAACTAAACTATCGGCGTGTTTTATAACGATTAGATAACGCTAATATCCTCAAATTGATCGATATGATCATCAATCGTGCGGGGCTTATAATCTGTTTCACGCCCCATAAGACCTTTTATTGTATCGGAATGATCCGTCATGATTAACTGGGATTAACTCAACCTGGTGGCCAGTCTTACCAAAACTTAAGACTACAAATCCCATATTCCAATCGCCAGACGCATATTTTAGGTAACTCGCTTTATTTTTCTGATCCATTAAATGTCCAGCCTCTATGCCCCAAATCGTTGAATAACGGCCGTTTAAGCCAGTTTGATGCCTGACTGCACCCTGACGATGGCTATGCCCACAAATGGTGTTTAAATTCCATTTCTTGGCCAAATTAAGGCCAGTTATGCCTGCATGCTTAGACATGTTGCCTTCATCCCCATGAGCAAGGAACCAATTTTTTTCGAAGGCAAACCCTCTGCGGTGGAATTTTATGCCTAATGAACTGAAATCCATAAATCGCTCATAAGTCAACTCTGGTAATCCAATAAGGGATGGCGCACCTTTGAGTAATGTGGTATATAAACGATCAGTATGGTTGGACCTGACAATATCTGTAGTTCCTAAATCAAATAAAATATCTTGAGCCAGGGCTCTCTCTTGATCTAAGGTTTCGGCAAACTCTAACTTTGTACCTTTTACCCAACGCGATTGGGAAGTGAAATCTAATTCATCACCGGTATTTAAAACAAAATCAAATTTTTCATGCTTAGCCATTCGTATCAAATTAGACACGGCTTTTGGATGATGCAGTGGAATTTGGAGATCTGGGACCACCAGGTATCTGCGGTTTGCTTTAATCTTCATCTCCGTCATCTGTTGGATCTATAGATGGAATTATACCGCCATCACCGACAATCCAATCAGGAAATGTTTTGTGTTCAGTCATTAACCAGAATGCGTGCTCTGGTGTAAAACCAGCCTTCCTTGCCGCTTTGTAGCAAGTATGCAACGCTATGTAATGTTGATCAATTTTGCTTAATGGTTCAGGGGAACGGCGAACTACGCGACGATTTATTTTTTTGCGTTTCCGTGTGTTCGCCATAAATAAAATTATCTCTTAGACATTAAAACAAATAGATCATCGACACGCTTTTCTAGTCTTGTAATCTGGTCCTTGATCGAAGATCCCGAATTTGGCTTAAGTTCGTTTAACCAACCTTTAACCAGGTATCTCAAACCAATAAATACGCTTGTTAGCACGGCGCAAGCGCCAGCGAAAAATCCAGCCCATTCTGTCGGACTCATTTCGCATTGATTCCATAATCAACCTCATAGCCTGATTTTGGATCTAAGGCTTTTGCTGCAGGTCCAGCGAATGCTGCAATTGCAACTGATATAACAGGATCAAGTCCTAATTCATTACTGGCAAGAAATGTCAAAAATGATACAAGTACGCCTCTTAGGTATGATTTTAAAATTGCCTTTTGCTTCTTTGTGATTTTCATTCGTTGCCTTTCAGTAGTGGTATGTCAAACTCGGCTGAGTTATTGTCTTGATCTTTCTTAAAACTAATATGCAAATGATGCGTATGTTTTGATGCGCCTTTATATTTTCTCCAACGCCAGCCAAGAATTGGCGATGCAATACGGCCATTGAATATTACATAACTGATGCGGCCCTGAGATTTCCCATATAATCTAATTTGATCTGCCAAATACTCTGGAACCCTTTTGTCGTCAGATAACCGAGCAGTAATATCGAGAGCACGCACGCATCCTGTTTTTGGGTCTGGGTTATGATCGGATTTTGATGCTCGTGATAGGTGTGCCAGAGAAGCCACCCATCCATCACTTTTACGATTCCTGTCGGGGTAGCAGTCATCAACTTGTTTTCTAAATTGAATTGCCGCTTTAGATAACCAAGGCTTCATTAGCCAATTAGCAATTTTGCTTCGTCAGCAGTAATGCCAAGTCTATCAAGTAATGCTTGCTTTTCGGCAGCCTTTGCTTCGGCTTCCGCTTGCGCTTCCAATCGCTTTATTTTGTTTGCCTCATATTCTGCAAATTCTGCATCGTTCATTTCTCGGTCTATGACCTCGTTTGTTGCAAGGTCGTGGATTCTAACCATAGGTCTTGACATATTATTTCACCCCATAAATTTCTACTGTGCCACCATCCATTGAATTATCTGCTTGATCAAAAAATCTTAATGATGTAACTGCAACTGCGCTATTGAAATTGCCAATAAAAAATCTTGCATTTGTAGAATTATTTTGTGTTATATAGGTAGCCATTTTTTTATTACCTGAATTTGAATAATCTGGAAGATAAAATTCCGCAATACCACTAGTTGCCGCCTCGTCTGTGTTGCATCCGTTCAAATTAAATTGAGTAGTTGAAGAAGTATTTGATACAGTTGTAGTTTGAGTGGATAAATTAGTTTCAGAATAACTTGATGTTGATACTGAGTTAATTCTTATACACATTGGATAACCTGTTACCGCACCTACTGAAGGATTAAAAATTCTAACTAATAAACTTTTATAGGTTTGATCTATATTTGAAACAGTTGTTGATGTTCCTGATAAAGTAGTTGTTGATAATAAAGTCATACCGCCAGCAGCAGCAGTAGCCCATTTTAATCCTGTGGCGGTCGATGAATCTGCTGTCAATACTGTGTTATTTGCGCCAACTGCAAGGCGGCTTACTGTATCTGCTGCTGTGGCTGCAATGATGTCGCCTTTAGCATCAACAATAGTTTTAGCAATTGCTGCATCAGCATTTGTTTTCATCTGTGTATCTACCGCTTGACCAAAAATTTCAAAATCAGCAGGTAGATCTTTTACCAAATCTGTGTTCGTTGGCATAGCAAACGAATAGTTGGTAGTTGGATTAGCCATTACTCTCTCTTTCTAATCAGGCTACTATTGTAGCGTACTCCCAAGTCAATGTTGGGTCTATTGTGTTCCAAGCCTCTGTCGCGGGAACTGTATTCCAACGCATGGCCACTTGACTGTAAGCCACTGGGGATACATTTAAAGTTAAATAAAGTTGGTTAAAACTGACCGACCATGACCATCCCTCAACATAACCCTGGAATCTGCCATCTGATATTTGGCTTGGTAAATTAGTTAAATCAACAGGCATCCCCATAAATACGCCAAGTAAGGCATCTCTGTCAGAATTGTCAATTTCTGAATTTGTTAATGGAAATGTGATGGTGTCAAATTGTGGTTGTGGAAAGGCACGCTGTGAAATATAACGATCGGCTACCGCTTGAGCATCTGTAGCATCATGCAATAAAGAATTAATGCTTTGAGCCTTGTATCCGTAAGTTGCAATTGATGTAGCGCTTGTTGCTGTTTTCTGTTGATTGAAGTTATTACCATAGTTGATGTAAATATCATTTCTAACATCACCAGCCCGCATGGTTGTTTTTAAGCCTTTACCAATTGCATGGCCACCATCTAATTCAACATAACCATTGGTCAAAAGATAGTTTTGCCTATGATCTGCATCGGCATAACCGACATTACCTTGATTGTCTTCATATAGATAACCAAATGCTGAATTGGCTATCTCTGCTGCTATGTTGTAAATTGTATCTGGACTGGCTCCCCTGTTTTCCATTTCATACAATCCTGGCGTATCAATTTCTCCCAGACCAACATCTCCAGCATTAGCCCAAGTTTCAGTTGGATCATAATCTTGCCATTCTTCACCTGCAGGCACTTCATTCCAGGAATTTAATAACAAATCATCTAACAAATCTAATATTTGATTTCCGTCAAAATCTTGAGATAATGTATCGTTAAATATAGTTTTTGAAAGTTTAGCCAATGAACCTACTGCAAGAATGCTATAACGGATTTCAGTTCCAGCAGCACCAGCATTTCCCACTTCAATTGTCAAATCTGTAATATTGCCCCCAAATAGACTGACATAAGTATTGCTTGAGTTTTTTACCTGTAATGCAATTCCATCATTAATATCAAAAGAATAAGATTGATTATTTAAAGCAACAATCGTTAATTGCATATAAGATGCAACTGGCTGTGAATAAATATCTTTACGACCAGCATTGTGTGCCAAATTAGCAATTGTTACATTAGTGTAATCAACGCCGTTGACTGTTAGTTTCCAGGATGGTGTGAATACTGTCATGGCACAAATGGGGTATAAACTGTTCCTCTGGCTGTTGACTGAGTTTGAATATCAGTTAAAACTCTATTCAATCCTTCAGGATCTACAACCGCACCTGATACATAAATGTTTGTTGTATTACCACCAGCCTGGCCAAATGGTGTGCCACCAATTACTCTTTGTTGAGCAGTTAAGTTTTCTGCCTGGCGCTCTAATACTCTAAATTCAGCAGTTAATTTATCAAATTGTGCCTGGGCTGCCTTCTTGCCAATTCCCTCTGTAGCGACCTGGAATGTTAATTCACT